AGTCCAGTAGCTTACGCTGGTGGTGGTGGCGGTGGTGGCCAAGCCTGTTTTGCAGGAGCCTCTGGAGGAACAGGCGGAGGTGGTGCAGGTGGTGGAGCAACATCTAACTCACCTGGTAATCCAACAGGAACTGGAACAAATGGAACTGTTAATACTGGTGGCGGTGGAGGTGGAGGTTCTTGTGGAACTCAAACTGGAGGAAACGGTGGAACTGGAATTGTAGTTCTAAGAGCACCTGGACCTTTAGGGCCTAGTTTTACAGTAGCACCAGGAACTAATACAAAAGCAACATTACCAGCACCTGCAGGAGGATGCACTGTAATGACGTATACTGTAACTGGAACATTAACAATATCATAACAAAATTTTTAATAACGGAGGAAAACATATGGCACATTTTGCAGAGTTAGAATCAAAAACTGATCCAACTGGATTTACATCTGAAACACATCAGATTGTAAAAAGAGTTGTAGTTGTTGGTAATGATATTTCTGCTAATGGCGGAACTTTAGAAGATAATGACATGCATGTTGATGGAGAAACATGGTGTTCAAATTTTTTTAAAGGTGGAAGCTGGAAGCAAACATCATACAATAATAATTTTAGAAAACAGTATGCAGGTATTGGAATGAGATATGATGCATCTAAAGATAAATTTATTAATCGACAACCTTATGCATCTTGGTCACTTGATGAAAATGATGATTGGCAATCACCAATTGATTATCCATCAGTGATAGAAGAATCAGGAGTTAGATATATCATTTCTTGGAATGAAGATAAATATAACGCTGATAATACAAGAGGTTGGGAAGCAACAAAATCTGACGATACAACAGAAACACCTACAGTTTACGATTGGAACGGCACAGCTTGGGTATCTTAATAGGAGACTTAAATGTCAAGAACTAATGGTGGACTTATTGGTAAAACTAATGTAACTTCTTTTGGTAAGAATACTGTTACATCTAAAACATCAAGCACACCAAGTGCAGTCACTACACAACCAGGAACAAGATTAATTAAAGCTGTTATTTCCGCAGGTGGCGGAGGTGGTGGTACAGGTTCAGCAGTCGGTGGCGGTGGTGGCGGTGGTGGAGTTAAATGTTTAGAATTATCAGTAAGTGGTAACACCGCTTTAGGAGCAGTCGTAGTTGGTGGTGGTGGAGCTGGTGGTCCAAATTCAGGCTGTGGTACTATAGGATCTAATGGATCAACTTCAAGTTTAGTTGTTAGTTGTACAACTTACTCTACTACTGGCGGTGGAGGTGGTGGAGGACATGACAGTCCAACAATACGAGGAGGAAGTTCAGGAGGATCAGGTGGTGGTAGCACAGGCTATTTATCTTCAACAGGAGCATCTGGAACTTGTGGTCAAGGTAATCCAGGTGGTGATGGTTTATATCCACAAGGTGGTGGTGGTGGAGGTGGATTTTCCTCTGCTGGCGGTGATGGCTCTTCTCCAAATACAGGTGGAGCAGGTGGGGCAGGTTTAACTTTAGAAACAGATATGGCAAGTCCAACTGTGACTGTCGTAGGTTCTGGTGGTGGTGGAAGTCTTTATCAAGGTAATTTACCAGGAACTGCTGGAGCAGGAGGAACTGGTGGTGGAGCTGGTGGAAGTCCTTCATGTAAAACTAATCCAGGAGTAACAAACTCTGGTGGTGGAGGAGGTGGTGGTTTTGGCCATGATTCTAATCCCTCTAGAGGTAGTGGTGGAAATGGAGGATCAGGAGTAGTTATAGTAAAAGAATTAAACAAAGCAAGTGGTATATGGAATTTAAAAAGTCAGTTATCTAGATTAAATCAAGGAACATGGGCTAAAAGAGAAGAAACAGTAGATTATATGATAGTCGCTGGTGGTGGAGGTGGTGGTATGGATATTGGTGGTGGTGGTGGAGCAGGTGGTTATAGAGCATCAAGTTTTGGCCCTAGCCCACTTCAAGGTACAGCACAGAGTTTAGGATTAGGAAGTTATTCAGTTACAGTCGGAGCAGGTGGAGCAGGATCAACTAGTGGCCCATCAGCAGGCACAAATGGTAGTGATTCAATTTTAGGAACAATAACATCAACTGGTGGTGGAGGCGGTGGTTCAAGACCTGCTAACACTGGACAAGCTGGAGGTTCTGGTGGTGGTGGAGGTGGTGATTGTGGATCAGCAGGAGCTGGAAATACTCCCCCTGTTAGTCCTCCTCAAGGAAATAATGGTGGAACTAATGGTGGTGGTGGAGGTGGAGCTGGTGGAGCTGGTTCTAATCATCCAACAGGAAGTCATCCAAGACCAGGAGGACATGGTGGTAATGGTGTTCCAAACAATATTACAGGAACTGCAATAACAGTTGCTGGTGGTGGTGGAGGTGGTTCTTCATCATGTGGTTGTTATGGAGCAAATTCACCTAGTGCCCCAGGTGGTGGAGGTATAGGTGCTGGTACTAGTCCAACAGTAGGTGGTGCTGGTACAGCTAATACTGGTGGTGGCGGTGGAGGTGGAAGTAATGCTCCTCCAAAACCAAGTTGTGGAGCAGGTGGTGCAGGTGGTTCAGGTATTGTAGTTGTAAGAGCAGGATCATCAGGAGGAATTTCTTTTAGTTCAAATCCAGGATGTGTTGCAACTATAGGTGCAATATCTTCAGGATCATGTGTTTCTTATTTTGCAAAATTTACATCTTCAGGAACATTAAATATTAATGAAAGCACTGTTCCTTTAAATTATCTAGTAGTTGCTGGAGGTGGTGGAGGTGGATCTGGAGGTGGTGGAGCTGGAGGTTATAGAGCTTCTGGTTTTGGACCTTCTCCTTTACAAGGCTCAAGTCTTGATATATCTCCAGGAGCTTATCCAATTGTTATTGGGGGAGGAGGAACAGGAACTCCTCAATCAAACGAATGTAGACCCGCAGGTGGTGACTCATCTTTTTATGGAATTACATCATCTGGAGGTGGAGCTGGTGGAGCAGTATCAACTAAACCAGGTGGTGATGGAGGACCTGGAGGTTCTGGTGGTGGAGCAGGATTAGCTAACCCACAAGCATTATGTGGAGGAGCAGGTAATACGCCTCCTCAAGATCCTCCTCAAGGTAATTCAGGTGGTAATACACCACAAGGTGTTGCTAGTGGTGGTGGTTCTGGTGGTGGTGGAGCAACCGCTGCAGGAGCAGGGGGAGGCCCAAGTTCTGCAGGAGGAGCAGGAGCACCAAATCAAATTACAGGATCTGATGTAACTTATTCTACAGGTGGAAGTGTAACAACTGGATCACCTGTTGCAGGTGGAGATAATACAGGTAAAGGTGGTAGTGGTACTGCTTATCCATCATCTCAATCTGGTGGAAATGGTGGTTCTGGAGTTGTAATAGTAAGATTTCCAGGATCAACAACAGCAAGCGTTGCACCAGGAACAAATACATTAAGTGCTTGTGTAGGTCCAGCTAATGATAAAGTGGCTAGATTTACAGTAACAGGAACATTAACAATATCATAAAATTATACCCCTTGACTTTTTAATAAAATATAGGTATAATATATAATATGAATTTAACAAATTATTATTGGTATTTCCAAAGTGCAATACCAGAAAGAATATGTGATGAAATTGTAAAGTATGGTAAATCTATACAAGATCAAATGGCAGTCACAGGTGGCTATGGAAATAGACAATTAAATAAAAATCAAATAAAAGATTTAAAAAAGAAAAGAAATTCTAATATTGTTTGGATGAATGATAGATGGATATATAAAGAAATACATCCATATATACATCAAGCAAATAGAAATGCAGGTTGGAATTTTCATTGGGATTATTCAGAAAGTTGTCAATTTACAAAATATGAAAAAGGACAATTCTATGATTGGCACTGTGATAGTTGGGATAAACCCTATAATCAACCTAATACACCATCACATCAAAAGATAAGAAAATTATCTGTAACAGTTAGTTTATCAGATCCAAAAGAATACAAAGGTGGTGAATTAGAATTTGATTTTAGACAAAATGATCCAGATAAAAAACGAAATATTATAAAATGTACTGAAGTATTACCTAAAGGTAGTTTAGTAGTATTCCCTTCATTTGTATGGCATAGAGTCTGTCCAGTAAAAAAAGGATCAAGATATAGTTTAGTAATATGGAATCTTGGTTTCCCATTTAGATAAGGAGAATATGAAAAAAAAATTACAATTTCCAAAACAATTAAATTTAGAACAATATTTTGCATGCCCCATATGGTGGTCTGATGAACCAGGTTTTGTAAATAAATTAAATAAAGCATCAGATTCTTATATTAAAGAATCACAAAAAAATTTAAAAAAACAAATAGATAAAAGAAATAAAAAGTTTGGTGACAAAGGTGATATGGGTCATGTATTTCATTCTACTAGTTTAATTGGCGATCCTAAATTTAAAGAATTACAAAATTATATAGGTGCTACTGCTTACAATTTATTATTAGAAATGGGTTTTGATTTATCTAATTATACTATCTTTGTAACAGAAATGTGGGTTCAAGAGTTTGCTAAAAAAGGTGGTGGTCACCATACTTTACATACACATTGGAATGGACACATGTCTGGTTTTTATTTTTTAAAAGCTAGTGAAAAAACATCATTACCAATGTTTGAAGATCCAAGACCAGGTAATATGATGAATCTTTTACCAGAAAAAGATAAATCAAAAATTACTTATGCATCATCACAAATACATTATCAAGTTAAACCAGGTAGATTAATGTTTTTTCCATCATATATGCCACATCAATATGTTGTTGATATGGGATACGAACCATTTAGGTTTATACATTGGAACTGCCAAGCTATACCTAATTCAGTTTTAAATGTCTAAGGTTAATGATAATATGAAAAAAGCAGTTATACAAACTACTTTAGAAACTAATACACTTAAAAATAAACCAGATTATATAAAAAATTTTATAAAGTTAAACAAAAAATTAATAGGGAAAAATATTATTAAAAATGTCATTTCAAAAAAATAAATACACAGTTATTAAAAAAGCAATATCAGAAGAATTAGCAAATTTTGTATACAAATATTTTTTAAATAAAAGAAAAGTAGCAAGATTTTTATTTGATGAAAAATACATATCACCATATACAGAATACTTTGGTGTATGGAATGATGAGCAAGTTCCAAACACATACTCACATTATGGGGACATTGCAATGGAAACATTATTGCAAGAAGTAAAACCAATAATGGAAAAACAAACAAAATTAAAATTAAGTGAAACATATTCATATGCTAGAATATATAAAAAAGGTGATGTGCTTGCAAGACATAAAGATAGATACTCTTGTGAAATATCAACAACATTAAATCTTGGAGGTGACTCTTGGCCAATATACTTAGATCCTACAGGTAAGCAAGGTCAAGCAGGTGTTAAAATAGATTTAAAACCAGGAGATATGTTAGTATATTCTGGCTGTGATTTAGAACACTGGAGAGAAGAATTTCAAGGTAAAGATTGCGGTCAAGTATTTTTACATTACAATAAATCAAACTTAAAAACTGCAAAAGAAAATAAATTTGATAAGAGACCTTTTATAGGTTTACCAGCATGGTATAAAGGTTATAGAGTTATTAATGGCTAAAAAATTTAAAGCATATGTTGAGAGACCAAAACCAAAAAAAAGACCAAGGATACATAAAAAAAGTAAAAACAAATCTGAAAAAAGAATGTTTAAAAAATACAATAGACAGGGGAGATAATGGCAACACCAGATGAAGTAAAACTACAGAAAGGGTCGATAGCACCTACTCAAAAAGAACAAACAGGTAGTGCCAAAGCTGTTAGCCTTATTGAAAGTTTAGCAGCTGGTAAACCTAGTTTACCTACAGGCACAACTATATCACCACAATTACAAAATATAAAATCACCAGAATTATTAACTGGAACTGCACTGTCAGGACAAACAGCAGCAACAGGTTTATCTGCAGCAGTTCCTACAACAGCGGCAGCACCTACTATAACAGGTCCTACACCAGGTTTAGCGGGTACACAAGTTACAGCCCCTACTCCTACAGCAGCAGCACAAACTACAGCTGCAACAGTTGCTGGTGCTACACCTACAGTGACAGCTGCACAAATGACAGGTCTTACAGCACCTGCACAAGCTGCAACAGGAACAGTAACTGCTGATGC